TACACCTTTATTCCAGGGAATATGTCCTTTTTTAAAACTTCCACTATTTCGCATTTTCAATCATCAATGGCAAGGAAGCTCCTCGACCAAATTCATTTTTATATTTTTCTGCTTCTAATGCTAAATCTGCATTAGTTATAATAGTATTCCCTATAGTTGTAATAGTCTTGGCTCTAGCTATTTCTTCTTGTAAACTTTCTCCTTTTAAGTTTTCATCATTAATTCTTTCTAATGCTTCAAACAAATGATTGTTTAGATCTATTAATTTATTTCTTGCCATATTCTCCTCCTACGTCATCAACGTAAATAATAGCTGTTCCGCCAGTAATACTGATTTCTTTTATTTCTTCGTTCTCTTCTAGTGGAGGTAGGTCAATTATTTCTCCTCTTTTATATGCTTCTATGTAGCTTTCTATTTTATCTTCTGTGGTTTCTATCACATCTACTCTTTTAGCATTTTTAAACATTGACTTTTTATACATTGTTTTCTCCATATTCCTTTCTTATTTCTTTCAATTTATTTTCTAAAACATTCTTTTTATTCTTCCATGCTTTAATACATTCTTCTATAAATGCTATATGCCAACGTGCTTGGTTAAGTGTTTTTTGTAATTCTATTAAATTATTATTCACATCAGAAATTGCTTTTAACATATTATTTTCTGTTTGTTTGAATTTTAAAGATAATTCATCTTCTTTATCATCTTTACTTAAACTTTCATATATCTCTTTTAATCTCTTATAGTTTTTAGATCGTGGCGTTCTTCCTCTTTTCCATGCTAATAAATTCTGTGAATCTACTCCTAGCTCGATTGCTAAAATAGCTTCGCTCCAGTTCATTTTTTCTTTAATAGTTTCAATCATTTCTTTAATAGTTACGACTTTATTCATTTTCTTTAAACTCCTTTACCCTTGTTAAATGTTTGTTAACTTCTTCTACTATTACAGGTTCTATATCTAATCCAGTTTCAACTAAAAGCTGTTCTTTTATCTCACTCATGTCAAATAGTATCTGTCCAACTTCTTTCATTTTTGCATCACTTACTACTTCAAATAATTCTCTAATAGTACGTTCAATTCTTTTAGCACCATAATTATGATTATTTCTTAAGCTCCATGCTAACGCTAAACAAAAGTCACCAATGAAATCTGCTACTTTTAAATTAACTTCTGTATTTAATCTTTTAGTGTAGCTATCTTCTATTTCACTTATGGTTAAATCTATTGCTTCTCGCTTTGTCAGTTTCTTCTGTCCAGGCTTTGTTATACTGAAATTATTTCTAATAATTTTCTTTTTTCCCATTTTTTATTCTATCCTTTCCAAGAAAACATATTAATTATTGCTCCATAAATGGATTGTACTTGCTGTTGAAATCATAGAAATCTATAACATTGCTTGTTTCTGGATATACTTGTTGATTATTATTGCTTTGTTTTTTGCTCTCCAAAAAGTTAACTTTATCTGCAATTACTTCTGTAATATATACTGTCTTTCCGTCTTTTCCTTGATAATTCCTTGTAGAAATTCTACCCTCTACACCAATCAAACTTCCTTTGTTTAGAAATCGTGCCATATTCTCCGCTTGTTTTCCATAAGCTGTACAACCTATAAAATCTGCTGGAAACTCTCCTCTTTCATTTTTAAAATTTCTATTGACCGCTAATGTAAAATTAACAGCTGCTTTATTTGATGTAGTGTATCTTAATTCTAAATCTCTTGTTAGTCTTCCTACTAAAACTACGTTATTAATCATTAATTCTTCTCCTTAATTTATATTTTGAATGAATGAGTGAGTGATTAATTTATAATATAAGTATGTATCATATCTTATAAAGTGTTACATCTAGTTAATATCTTCAAACCTTACTGCTATCAGTATTTTAAATATATTGTATTTTTACCCATGTAATGTTTACCTTATTCGTTACATAATGAATTTTATTTTTAAAATGAGGTTACAAACCACCCCATTTTTTAACAGCTTTACTCATCTCATCACGTTCTATTCCAATATATCTTAATGTAATACTAGGATCATGATGATTGAATAATTTCATAAGTGTTACTACATCCTTACTTTCTTTGTAAAAATGATAACCAAACGTCTTTCTAAAACTATGTGTACCTATATTCTTTATCCCACACTCTTTAGCACCGGTCTTTAATATCCTGTATGCTTGTGTCCTTGTGATTGGTCTGTTAGAGTTCTTATATCGTGTCGATTTAAACAAGTATTCTTCATCTTCTTTATCCATGCAATACTCATCTAAGACACGCTTTAATTTAGGTAATACAACCATCTCTCTTAACTTTCCAGTCTTCATTTCACGCCTTCTTATCTTATCCCTGTTTCTTACATCACCAACCTTTAATCCTAATAAATCACTAATTCTAAAAGCTACATTTATTCCCATGTAGTAAAGTAAGTAATCACGCTCACTTCTACTTTTAAAATAATAATTCATTGCATCTAGTTCTTCTTGTGTCCTAAGTGGTTCTACAAACTCCAAATTGATAACCTCCTGTTAGAAATTATCACTAAACATCATTGCGTTCTTTTCCTTTTGTTAATTCACTCATCATTTCCTTGTATGCTTCTTCATCTTCATCAGTAACTACTCTTTCATCCTTTGTTTTACTCTTACCTGATATCCTATCTTTTAAGTAATCTGGAACAGGTACAACGTATTTACCAGGAATATTATTTGTCTTGCCTCCTGTAAATGTTGAAATACTACTCTCGAATTGTTCTTTAGCATTAAACAGGACTGCTAACATGTAATTCTGATGGTTTGTAGGATACTTAACTTGACTTAATCTAGAAAAAATATAATTAATATGTTCATGCCTTAACTCTGTTAATCTCTCTACTACTTCACTAGCTTTTACACTCTGTTTACCTATGTGAAGTCTAGTATCAGGAGGCATTAAACAAATATCAACAGCGTATTTAATCCACTTGTCTAATTCCTTTTGTTTATTCATGCTGACTCGGGAATACCCAAAGCTGTCTTTGAAATACTGTGTGTTGTATTTCTTTTTAAGACTATTAGTTTTATTGTTTTCATCATTCACTCTCTCATCCATTAGCTCATTTTTTTCGCTATATATAATATTATTAGAATGATATGATATATAATCATTATTAATTATTCTTATATTATTCTTATGTATAGGTTGGCTCATTTTGAGCATTTCAGAATTGTTCATTTTGAGCTTTTGCATTGGTTCATTTTGAGCTTTTGCATTTGTTATATTTGGCAACTGCTTTTTATTCTTCTCTTTTTCCAATTTTATATAAAGTTCTTTCACTTTTTCTTTATTAACTCTATACCATTTTGTTCTGTCTGCACCGAACTTATTATAATCTCCGGTTATCAAAAACTCTTTTGTTATTAGATCTTCAAAGGTTCTTCTAACTGTAGAAAATGATAAGTAATCAAAATCTTCTTCATACCATCTTCTAATAGATTTATAAGTCCAATAATGTCCGTCCTTATACGCCTTTTCATCTCTATTTTTCCGATTTATTTCTATCCAATAATGAACACGCTGCAATACTGTAGCTGGTCTATCTCCAATTTCTCTTGCTAACGTTCTATCAAATACTATTGGCTGTTCGTCAAACAATAACACAAACATCACCTTCTTCTTTTGAAATCTTGCATTTTTGGATTAATTATGATATATTATAGGTAATCGCTGAACGTCTATTTAGACGTTCTTTTCCTTTTTTTATTAATCCTTTTTTCTACGCTATTTAAACAAATAACTTTTTTATTGTTATTAATAATCTTATCTAGTAATTTTTTATTTCTATGAATATCTCCAATTATTTCTAAATCATCATTTATCAATCCTAATTGGGCTGGGATATATTGCTTGAAATCAACTTCAAAAGATCCGTCTTTATATCTCACTATTCCAATATCTTTATCAGTATTTTTAACGATATCTCCGCTAAATATTTCATTTCCTTTTTTGTCTTTTAAATCACTTCCATACATGATAATCACATCATTTTTCTTTACATTGATTGATTGAATATATCTACTTTCATACTTTCTTCCTAATGTGATATAATCACCATACCAACCAATAACTTTATACATTTTTTTATCAACGTATGCTCTGAAATTAGGAATATTCATTAGCTAACACTCCTCTTCTAAATACTTTTGTTTTAATAGTTTAGCTGTGTGAGTGAAATATTCTGCTAGTACTTCAAATAATTCATAACTTTCAAATCCTGTAGGAAATTTTTCTTTAACATAAGGTTCTACCTTTACACCATAATCATTTAGATGCTTTAGCATTTCCATTTGTTTTTCACTAAAACTATTCTTTATTTGTACTTCCAAATCCTCCACCACGCTTATCTCCTTTTAATCTAACTCCATAACTTACTTTAGGCACTTTATAGAAAATACCTTGTCCAATTCTTTCGCCTTTTTTAATTGTTAAATGTTTGTTTGTTAAATTGTTAAACTCTAATAATATATGTCCTTCGTTTTTAGAGTTGTTGTAATAGTCTGAATCTACAACCCCTACACCGTTACTCATTATTAGACCACGATTAACTGGTAAGCTACTTCTAGCAAATATTAATAGACATTCATTCTTTGGCATAAATGCTTTTAATCCAGTAGGTACTAAAGTTGCTTCACCTTTAAATCTAAATGCAGGGATCACAATTTCTTGACTAGCTATGAAATCTACTCCCGCACTATGAATTGTAGATTTTATAGGTAATTCACCGTTTAAGTCATCTATTAATTCAAACCCTCTTCTATAGAATAATTTTTTAAACTTGTTCATACATTCCTCCTAAAAATATTTTTTACTGAAATCTTTATCAAAGATTCCTTGAATTAAAAAACCAAATCCAGTAGAAAATCCTGCAATCTGTCTCCAATCGATATTTGTTAAAGTAAGGAAACATACACTTACTACAGCGATTGTCCAATATATAATGTGTAATTTATCTTTTTTAATTTTTAGTTTCATTGCCATACTCCTTTAAATAATTCTACTTTGTTAATTAAATTGCTATCCTGGAAATAATCTCTCCAAGCTAGATAGTGAACAAAAGCTTTAATTTCTATCCCATTACATTCTTTTAAATAAGTTTCTCTAGGGTAATAATCTTGTTCCCATAGTTTTATAAATTCATCTTTATACTTATTAAATTTTGTAGTCCCAATGTTAGGGAAGATTTTAGAAGCTCGTTCTGGATTTAACCATATTGTCTCTAACATTTTATACCTCCTATTTAATATTTAAGAAAGCATTTATTTTGTTTATTACCTTCTGTGATCCCTTGCCATAATTTAGTAAATCTGAAATCACGGGTTTTGAAACTCCAATACCATGTGCTAACTTAGTTCTTGTTAAATTTTTTCTCGCTAGTTCAACCCTAACTTTACAAATCCACTCTTGTAACTCTGGTGTCATTGACAAGCTCCTTTCTTTTTCAAAGATAGTAAGTTAACAAATTTAGCTAATTTTCATTGACATTTCTTAACATATTTGATAATATATAGGTATGTTAAAGACACTAACAAATAATTGTTAAATTCACTTTGGCAGGCGTTTTTAAAATCAATTAGTTTAGTTAGTTTGTTAACAAATTTATTAACTTACAATAATAATTTTAGCATATATGTTAAATATAGTCAATAGATTTTTAGCATATTTGTTAAGAAATATTTTGTAAGGCTTAGAAAGGTTGTTATACCAATGCTTTATGAAAGGTTAAAATATTTAGCAAATCAAAGAAAAGTATCGTTTAATCAAATTGAAGAAGCTGTAGGTTTTCCAAAAAATACATTATATAGATGGAATAATATTAAACCTTCAATAGATAAAATCACAATAGTAGCAGATTATTTTAACGTTACTACTGACTATCTATTAGGTAGAGAAAATAAAGAATACCCTACTATGTTCAGAATTAATACTGAAGGTTTTTCAAAAGAAGATGCTGAAGAGATGTTAAATGAATTACAAAGATATCAAAATATGTATCGTTTAATGTTATTAGAGCGTAAGAAAAAGGAGAGTGAATAGATGTTCAATATCGCACATTCTGAGTATTATAGGATAAAAGATGAAATATATCCTTTTATTTCTCAGGTTGCAAAACATTATAATAAACCAATATCACATATCAGACATTATGATATTAGTGAGTATTGTGAAAACAATATGAATGTAATTATCAAATATCCTAAATTCAATAAACTAATGGTTGATGGTTTCGCAGATAAGTTAGATGATTATTTTATAATTACCATTAACAATCAAGGAATACGACAAAGAAAAGTGTTTACTTTAATGCACGAAATAACACATTGTTTATTGCATTTTAAAGATACCCCTAGACATTTTTCTTCTGATGTAGATAGACACACACAACACGAAATAGAAGCTAATGTAGGTGCTAGTCTATTACTTATTAATGATGAAGCATTAGAAGAATGTCTATATAGAAAATATTCGTTTGGTAGAATGTTAAATACTTTCGGGTGTAGCAAAAATGCATTACGTACTAGACTAATAAATTACTATCAATATAATTTATTTATAGATAATTGCGATGCTAAAAAAATAGTATTTAACTTTGGTAAGGGAAATGTTAAACAGTTCTTTACATTATTTGAAAATCATAAATCAATAGAACATTTAGCAGCAGTGCAATTACAATACGAGAGTTACTGTTAATTGACAGGAGGGAAATTATTATGAAGAAATTAATTAAAATTCTTGTAGTATCTACAATATTATTAACTGGTTGTAGCTCAACTAAAGCTGAAGCACCAAAAGAGATGACGACTGAACAAAAACAAGCTGAGAGAATTTCTCGCATATTAGATCCTGGAAAAATAGCAGTCGAAACTGACGGGGTTTATAAAATGGAAATGACTGTTGTCGATTTTAATTACATAACTCAACGACAATTCCATGATTTTGTCGCTAAACAAAGGGAGAGAGGTAAATTCAAAGTGTTAGTAGTTTATTTAGATAACGGTTTTAATATTATGGTTGATAATGGCGATTTGTTAATTTATAATATGAAATTAAACGGTACAATCTTAAAAGCAGCTTATTTCAACTACAACCCAGAAAGCGGGCTTTATATTCACGACAAAACGAACAAAGCATTAGAAGTCAATAAAAATGTAACCCGTCCTAACTATTTTGAGTAAATAAAAAGCGTGTTATTTTCATGTTGATGTTATATTTAAAAATCAACTTAAGCTTGTTATAAAAGCTTTTCATGTATATTTTTTCGCGTGATTTTCGCGTGAATTTCATGTTGTTAAATTAAATCAAATTAAAAAAACTCACACCCCCGCCAAGAGTTGTGAGTTTAACTATGATAAATTTATCGTTGTTTACAAAGTCTTTAACTTAATATCAATATTCAAATATGAATTAAGTTGAGGTATGCTTCAACCCTCGTCATAACACTATTGTAGCATACCTTTATAGATTTTTCAACATTTAAAGAAAGGATGTGTTAATATGTGGATAGATAAAAAAGATAACGGTAAATATCTGTATAGAACACGTGTAAAAGACGTGTTAGGAAAAACGAAAACAATATCAGTATTGTTAGATAAGAAAAACGACAAATTAGCTAGTGAGATTTTACACAAGAAAAAACTTAAAGAAGAAACATTTATTGACTTAAGAATATCATTTTTTACAGCACTAGAAATGTATCTAGAAAAAGTTAAAGATGATTTAAAAATTAGCACTTATAAACTGTATGAAAGTCGTATCAACAAAACAAAACGTACTAACTTTGATATACCGTTATTAAATGTTAACTCTCTTTATTTAGATACGTTAATAAAAAAGATAGCTACTACAAACAATAACTATAACATTTATTTAAAGTTCTTTAAAAGAGTCCTTAAAATGATGTATAAATTAGACTATATTGATAATGTAATGTGGTTAGACAAGCTAGATTAT